CAAATCTCTCAGACAAACGACGATTTAATATTTCTGCTGCACCTAACTGAAAAAAGGTATTCAGTGTTGGTTCGATGCAGATACACCGGGAAATCTCATCGTTCTTCGGAACGAAACTTAAACGGTTGCTAGGACGTACAGAGGCTGAACCATAGGTCTCTAGCCGAGCGAGCTCGGCGTTGGACCACTCTGGAAAGCTTTGTGTGTAACGCCTGTACCAATGGTACAAAGAGATGTCACTACAACTTAACGGAGAGGAAAAGAGTTTCGCAAAGAAACTCTCGCCTCTTGCATCAAGGTTTGCACCCGGTCCGAGCTTAGCTTTCGCTAGGAGATCGAAAGGGTGATCCCATAATGCATAACCGTCCTTAAACCAGAACTCATATACGGCGCGTTTTACTTCGCCGAGAAGAGTTTCTAGTTTCGAGTCAATAAGACTCGGTAGCTGCCACTCCTCGCATGCAGAATTGCATTTGAGGAATTTAACAAGAGCAGCTTCATCAGTTGCCTCAGTCCTCCCCGACTCAAGTTTCTTGAGAAAGGAGGTTAGCAAACTGCAGGCTGAAGCTTCTTGATGGCTCATACCAGGCCAAAGAGGACCAAAATTCAAGGCGTTAGCCAAGAATTCAGGGCCAAATTGTCTAGAAATGTCATCCTTCAAGCAGTGGAAAAGGACTTCAGGCTTGACTGCCATAAAGAGCACTCCAATAGGATGAAATACATTCAATCTACAGTGGCAATATGCTTCCTGTAGAGAGAACCTGCCTCATCTACGCCATTACTAATGACGTAGATGGAAACAGAGGCGCTCCCCACCAAAGTGAGGAGATACGCGATGAAACGGCAAATACCGTTACACCGCCCAGGTACTCTGTTCAGAGTACACCGGAGACCAAAGTATCACCCAGGTCAGCAGACTCTTCAGAGAGAATGCCAACCAGGAATGAGCACAAGGCCCGGACCTCGTCAGGATTGTATGCATCCATACCAGCCGGGATATCGATCGTCAAACGAGCGATAGCCGTAACTGGTACATCAACGGCAGACTTGCCGCCCTTTCGGACGATAAGTTTCCATTGATTATTGGGTACCGCACCTCTCAACCCGGTTAACGGATTAGCAGCCGG